ACCCTACACCAGCAACACTATCAGAAATATTAAATGCTACATTAGATACATCATAATTGTTATATTTAAATTTCTTAGGATAGAATAAAAGTCTTCCATCATCACCAGATACATCCATATCATAGGAACCTAAATCCCCACCAAATTCACCAAGGTCAGTATTAGTTTCAACTCTACCATACTGATTTAAGAAGATATTACCAGTATCATCATGAAGAGAAGATACTAGTAGTATTTGCCTTTCTTTAGTATATCTCTTATCTCTAATAAAAGTAATATACTTTCTATACCTTACACTTGCTAAGGTAAAAGTATCAACAGCCATAAAGGCATCTGTTCTAGCATTGTTATTAAAATCTCCACTAATATCATCAACAGTCAATACTCTATTACCAATAGACTCACTATAATCTGCAAGAATTCTAGAATCAAAAACTACCTCATTAGAAATTATTGAATTATCAATTTCTAATGTTTTTTCTCTTACTAAATCAAAATCAAATACAGTATTTAAATCCATTATAGAAATTAAATCTGTTATTACTTCAAACTTAGTTTCATCTTGTACAGTACTAACTCCTACATCTGCTTCTGATCTTACAATTAAATCACTAAATTTCTTAAATCCAGCAGTATGATTTAAAGAAGATACTGCTTCTTTCCATTTCTCATATTGTACTTCAGATTGAAGAGAATATGAGAAATATTGATAATAATCACTATCATAAATTCTTTGTTGACTATTATTTAAAATTCCAGTATTAGTTTGCCATCCTTCATTAACTATAGAAGAAGAACCTACATCATATAAAGAATTATAAGCTACAGATTCAATAATGGTAGCTCTAGTTCCTGAAGATTCTCCAGTAACAAATTCTCCTACATTAAATACATGAGGAGAAGATATTTTAAGAAAACCACTTAATTTATTAAAAGATTCTAGAGATGCTTTTTTATCTCCAGAAATTAAAGTTTCTCCTAACTCAAATTTATTATCTTTTAATTTAATATCAAAAATTGGGAAATATTCTTCAGGAATAATCTTACCAAAAGAAAGAGATGATTTAAAGGCTCCTGGTACTTCACCACTAGGAATAATATTAGATAAACTATATCTTACAGTTCCTAAAGTTCCTCCGATATTAGGATCTGTTTCTAAAATCTCAAATAAAGTATAATCATAATTCCTACTATTATAACCTTTACCAGTACTTCCAACTCCAACACTTACTCCCTCTATCATAACTTTCTTACCCACTTCAAATGGATAATCAGCAGCATCACTAAAACTAGCACCAATAGTTACTGTTACATCATTAGTTCCACTATTATAATCAATATTATTAATAGTAATTCCGTTAGAATTATCTGTAGGAATAATAGTAGGAGTAACATTATTCAAAACCTTACTATTTTTTAAAATAGTAACATTTTCATCACCTAATTTATAATTGATATCTATATCACTAACTACTTTATTAGTTAATCCATCCTTGACTATTAAAGCAGGAGCATTTAAATAATTTTTACCTACTGAAGTAATTCCAACACTCTTTAAAGCAGTAAGAGCATCTACTTCTATTAATTGAGGAATTTGAGCTTGAGGTCTTAAAGATTTATCTGCAGAATAATCAAATCCAATATTTTGAATATCAACGCCTGTTATTCTACCTATATCACTACTCTTAGGTTTTAAAATTGCACCTTTACCAAAATCAGATGTAATAGTACTAATACCAGGAAGACTCCTATATTCTTTTCCTCCACACTCTATATGTACTCTTGCAATAGGTCCATATGCATTGAAAGAATTTGTAGCATATTCAAATTCTCCATCATCAGAAGAATACTCAAGTTTTCCTGGAGAAACTTGATTAGAAAAAGAGAATGTAGTAGTTCCTACTCCTACTAATGTATGAGATCCATTTAAACGATTAGAAGTCCAAGTTAAACTATTAGAATTAAAAATATTATCAATATCTCTAACTATCTCTTTCTTAACATCACTATTTAAAACCTCATTTATAGGAGTTAAATTATAATATATTTCATTATTAATTTCTTCAACATTTTTAATTGTTAATTTAGCAGTAGTATCTATCCCTACATTGCCTACTTTCTCAGTATTAAAATCATCAGTTTCTCCAGATGTATAGAAAATATTATTAAGTTGTCTATCAGAATAAAGATTAAAATCAAAAGCACTATATGAGACTTCATTATCAGTAAAAGATAAAGAAGAATCAGAAAGATCAAATTCTATTTTTTGATTTTTTTCTAAAGAAACATTAGGATTGATAGGAGAAATAGTTCCCGCAGAAGCACTTGTAATATTAATTACATCAGGATTAACTTTAACTGATTGATAGTATTCATTACATAATTTAATAGAATTTACATCTACTACATATACATAATAAATTCCATTATCAACTAATCCACCAGGAGAAGTAGTAGCAGTAGATATAACTTTTTGACCATTTACATATCCATGTCTAGCGATAGTAATAGTATTAGCAGAAACACTTACATCTCCAGAAGTAAATGTTCTAGGATTTACAACTAATCTTCTATTATAATCATTATATGCTATTTTTACTGTAGTAGTGATACCAGGAAGAACCTTTAATGATACTGTATCATTAGCTTTTAATCCATGAGTTTCTGCTGTAGATACAGTCACTAAAGACCTGTTAAGTTTTCCACTTAAAACAGACGTATAATTAGTCTTAAAGCTATGATATAATCCAGTTCCAATTCCTGTAAAATATAAAGTACTTACATTAGTAGTACTATTAATTCCTACTAAAGATCCTGTAGAACCTAAACCAACTCTAGCTGTAGAAATACCAATTAAATCTTTTGATAATGGAGAAGCATATAAAGTTTGTCCATTAGTGAGACTAAACTCCATAATACCATCAGTAGAAACTCCTAAAGCAGTTCCTTCATTTGTTCTATAAGTTAAAACATCACCAGAAGTTAATCCATGATTTTTAAAATAAAGAGATTTTGTAGGAACAAAAAGTTCACTAATACCTGCTCCAGGATTAACAAATACTAAAGTAGATCCAATTCCTACTCCAGAAAGAGTTCCTAAACCAACAGATTCTTTAGGATTGAAATATAACTCATCATTAAGCTTAAAATTAGATTTATCTGCATTAAGTAGCGGTTTAAAATGAACAGTTCTAGGTTCTTGAGAAATAAGTGAATATGCAGTATGAGAACCTCCTACTGTAGATTCATATTGTCTTATAACTCTAATTCTAGATAATTCAGGATCTACATTTAATACCTTTAATCTTTCTGTACCTATTCCTAAAACATCATTTTCTCTAATATATAAAGGATCTAAATTTCCTTGTATATTGAAAAATGTAACAATACCAGTAGTGGAAATTCCAGCTACTTCTTCAAATAATTTAAATTCTCCTGTTCTTATTCCTACTGACTGAACATAATAATTTTTTAATCCAGAAGTATTCAATCCACTAATAGTAACCCATTCGTTTGGATGTAAATTATGAGGAGAAGTAGTATATCCAATATATGAATTACTTGTACCGCTAGGAATAAATTCTACATTACTAAATTCAGTATTAGCAACACTAATTTGATTTATAGTTTTACCACCAATTACACCAACAACAGCTCTTAAATGATATCCTCCAGTACCTTCATTATTAAATGTTATAGGATCTAAAGTTTGATATCCAGATCCTCCTGTAGTAATTCCTACTCTATCGATTGATCCTGCTGAAGTTTGAGTAATATATGTTTTTTGTTTATTGATATCTATAGGATTAACTAAGAAATCGTAACTTGTTTTATTAAATAAGAAATTATAAGGACGAGTATTTCTAACCAAATCAGTTTTATTTACATCAATATCATCTTGATTTGAAGTATAAGAGAAATTATATTTAATAGGTTGATGTTTATATGAATTACCTATAAAATAAGGAAATTGAGGTCTTCTATAATTTTTAAAAGCACCTTCTGAATCCCTAACATTAGGATTAATAGTAGCAAAATATGCATAAACTCCATTAGGATATTCTGGAGTTTTGCAGAATCTGCCATTATGTTCATCTAAATCTTTATCAGGAGTAAAAGCATAGTCTTCTACAAAGAAACCATTAGGATATATTTGTTCTCCACCTGACGTTAAAGGATTAGGTCTATATGAAGATATAGAAACTGAATATCCAGATTCTAAAATTTTTAAAGAACCTCCAGAATTAGTAGAATATCCATATGGACCATAAATTGGAGATCCGTCATAAGACCATCCAAGAATAGGAGAATGGGTTCCAGAATCTTGCTCTATATCATTATCTAATGATAAATCAGCTACAAATACTTCTTTATCACCTACAGCTTTTTTAACATATGTAGATTGTCTTAATTTCCTTGGAGCATATAAATGAGTATATTCTAATTGATAATCAGAAGTTAATGCTTTACTAACAACACCATCATCAGTTGTGATTTGTTCATTTTGAACTAATCTTTCAAAAGTATTAATAGTCCAAGTTTTTGGATTAGAATATAACTTAGCTTCACTTCCATTAGGAGTTATTTTTACTTGTGCAGAAGAAGAAGTATACCCTATTCCACTATGATTAACAATAACAGAATCTATAATTCCTCCTTTTAAAACAGGAGTAAGAACGCATCCTCTTCCTTCCCCTAACACTTCTAAGGTCGGAGCTGAATTATACTCAGTACCAGCATTTAAAACTAGTACTTCTTTAATTTTTCCTCCATGAGATACTATAGGATATAATTGAGCATTCTTTCCTCTTTTTAAAGTAAAATCTGGCTGTCTATTATAATTAATAATACCAGAAGATCCATATCCTTGTCCTCCATCAGCTACGTATACTGATTTAATAGAACCCTTTCCTACTACTTTTAAATTTGCATTAAAGTTTTGACCAGAGAATGTAGAAACACCAATAGAACCTTCTACAGTTACTGTAATTGGAGGGTAATTAAATTCATGAATACCAGATCCACCTGATTTTAAATCAATATATTTTCTATTTTTTAAATAATAATTAACTGCTGTAGATCCCACGCCTACGGCAGATAATCTAAAAGAATCTCCGCTTATTTCTGTTACATAATAATCTGTTAGGGTTGTAAGTCCAATAATAGATGTTCCTTTAGTATCATATCTTACTTTTTCTCCTGTTTTATATCCATGAGATTTGATATTAATAGTATTAACTGCAGTATTAATACCAGCTGCAGTAATAGAAGTTAATCTGTTAGTATATCCAGATCCACTATTTCCTATACTAACAGAACTAATTACTCTTTTTTTAGATTGACATACTAATTCATGAATACCTGCTCCATAATTAGTAAGATTTATTGTAGAAACTCCTACTATTGCATCTGAATAATTGGTATGTAAACTAACAGTAGTAGCATCTTTAACACAACAGAAATAAGCTGCATTCGTAGTCAATCCAGCAATTGCTGTTTGACCCTCTGTATTATAAGAAACTAACTCTCCATCTCTAAATTTATGATAAGTTGCAAATCCAATAGTGTTATTAGTGATATTAACTAATCCAGCAGTTTTTATTGTATTAAATTCAACAGAATGCTCTTTTAGTACTAAATTAGGAACTGCTCTACAACCTGATCCATTTCCTCCACTTATTTTTAAAGTTGGTGTTGTAAGATAATCAAATCCACCATCTACAACATCAATTCTATCAATAACACCTTGAACTTCACAAAAACCAGATACCCCAATACCAGTTTGATCAGAAACAGATAATATAGGAGGATTTATTATATCATAACCAGATCCTGGACTGGTAACTGATATTTCATCCAATGGACCATAATAAACTACATCATTAGATTTATAATTAAGTATTTCAACTCCATTTACTAAAATACCAGTTTTTCCTGATTGAGTGGAATGAGGAGTAATTGATGCAATTGGATTTTCAATTTTTCTTAATAATTTTTGAGATGTTATTGTTTTTTGAGAAAATTCAGATATTTCTAATTTATTATCAGTAACAGTTCCAGTAAAAGAAACATAATCGTCATTTGAAATATTTGCACTACTTCTAGAAAGTTTTATAGTATTAATATCAACCTTTTTAATAAAATAGTCACCTTCAGTAATATCTAATTTATTACCACTTCCCCCTCCCACATAAGTTACCCTTTCACCAGTAATTAATCCATGATTAGGAATAGTAATCTCAGTACTATCATCAAAAGCTCCACTAAACAAAAGATCTGTTTCGCGAATATCTAATGCTTGATTGAAGTAATTTGGAATAGAAGGTGAAGCAATATAAGTATTTCCCTTATCATCCAGATAAGAATTTTGAATATTAGTACTATAAATGCTCGCAGTTGGATAATTACTTAAATTAGCCTTAGATATTAGTCTTTGAATTTTATAATTAACATCTTCTGATAATTTACCAGCACCTTTCATTAATACTTCTTTGGAGCTTATAAGAGAAATAATACTACATTCTACTTCATTAATTAAAGCATTATCTCCTATAATAAAATCATGATTATCAAAAAGTGTAAGTTTATACGTAAAGTTAGAATCGTCAACTAATTCTATAGATTCTATATCATAAGTAGTAGAAATATTAGAAAATAAAGTTTTAATTATAGGATTATCAGTATTAGACCCAAGACCTTTTGGTTCTATAACATCTCCAATTTCACTATAATAATTACCTTCAAAACCAGTATCTAACTTAGCAAGAACTCCTGTTATTCTAACTTTAACAACGTCTGCAGTTCCTATTCCAGAATAACCATATGCATAAGTATCCACTAAAATATCTTTAGCTGCTGGAAAATTTCTATCAATTCCAGAACAACCATAAAACTGATTTAAAGATTTTGAAGTATATTCTATTTTAGCAGAAGTACCATCATCAAAATAAGAAACTAAATTACCAGTAGTACCAAATCCTACAGTAGAATCTACAGTTAATACAGTAGATCCTATAGAAACAGAATCTACTAATTTAGTATTAGGATGAATTGAAAAATCTCCATCTACATTAGTAGATCCTGGAGTATAATCCAAACTCATTCTATAGTAAGTTTTACCAGATCTTATAATTTTTTCTACGTCACTAATAGCTCCTGTAGCTTTAGGAAATCCATCTACATTATCTTGAAATAAATTCCTATTAATAAGTTTTTCTGGATCTCCATCTATAGATTCTACTACAATTTGCTTAGAAACTTTATATTGAGCATCTGATGGAATAAAAAGAAAATCGCGTGGTTTAATTACATTTACATCTTCACCATAAAGAGCTCTAAACAAAATTTCAAAAGATTGGTCAGTTCCTTTAGAAGAATAGAAATCTCTTGCTTGTTTTGCAAATAATCTTTTATTAATATCTGCAGACAATGCTCTTTCTTCAAATCCTGGAGTAATTTGTCTTTTTACTTTCTTAAAAAACTCTTGTAAAAATCTAATACTTAAATTATTAACTATTGTACCAGAAGAATGAGTAGAAATACCAGAATTAGTAAAAACTAACTCATCTGGAGCATTAGGATCTCTATATGAAGTAATTCCACTAAATCCTCTAGAACACCCAGTAAATGAATTAGTAGTAATACCAGTATATGTAATAATTTCAGAATCTATTTCAATTAATCCGTAAGAATCTGGAAATCCAGTAGTAGAATCTACAGAAATGGTATTATCAGCAATTCCTACGTTAGTTGAAAGAGATGTAGATTCTATTAAGTCTGTTAATTCATCTACTTTAATATATTTGTCAATATTTTGTAAAACATCTAAGGTTGAACCCTGTCCTTCTAAAGAATTATAATATTGTGCTAAAAAATCTCCAGCAAGTGGAAAATCCGCTCTTACGAAATCCGGCAGTTGATTTTTAACAACTGAACTAATTTTGATTCTTGTATTGTCTGACATTTATCCTTAAGAGGGAAGGTTAATATGTTTGTGTAGTCGGAGACCCTAAGATATATGTATCTGAGGAAGTGAGGGTAGTATTTAAGGCTTCCCCTTCAGTCAATCTAGCTATATTACCAACCATATAACTTGAGGTTGCTGTATAAAGAGTACCTGCAGTATTTTCTCCAGAACTAATATTATCAGATACCATATCTATAGTGCTGTTACCAACATCTAATTGTAGATAAAGATCTTGCAATCCAACAATATCGTTAGATTGAGGACAGGCAGATACTTCTATAATAGGAATATCTTGAACAGTTTTGGAAGTTCCTGTAATATTGATAGGTTTAATGATAATTTCAGCTCTTTCATAGTCAACAGTTCCAACATTATTACTTACGACTGTTGGAGCATTTTTTCCATCTAATTTAAATAAAAATAAAGTACCAACTCTATTATCAATAGGAGAATCACTCAAATAAACAGTATCAGGTATCCCAAATATATTAAATCCTGATGATTTAATATTATATCCATTATTATTCTTAATATAAAATGAATTACCAAAACAAAGCTCATATTCAGCATTTTGATTTAATGCTGGTTTCATATCTCTTCTAATTTCAATTTTAGTGATATTAGAAGTTATTGATTGATTACTATTATCTACAAGAGTCTGAAATTTACTATATTTGAATCTTGCTCCATATTTATTCATTTCAGATGAATCTGCATACTTTGTAATATTGTTTGATATTATAGATTTAACAGAATTTGAATCTGAAGCTAAACTAGGGTTATAATATGCATTAATATGGGCTTCAATATACAAATATTTCAAATCTAATATTTTAGTGACAATTCCAGCAACAGAATACTTCTTTAAAGTGTTATTAAGGTTATTTTTAATAGAATCTGGAACATAAGGACCATAAAATGGTTTTATGGTAATAAAAACCTTTCCATATTCAGGCGGATTTAAATCTTCACCTCCAAAAACTGAAACTGACTCTGTTTCTGGGTAAATTTTAGGAATTAATGCCTCATAATCAGCTGATGTGACTGCTCTATTAAAAGTAGAGTAAATTTTAGGGGCATAACGTTTAATAGAGTCTACAGATTCAATTTCTTTACCTCCTACAGACTCATGTACAGTGGTAATTATAGAAATTCCTGTACTTATAAGGTTATTATTGTTATCTACTATTCTTCCATTAAAATTAAAAGAAGAAATTCCATTTGCAGCTGATCCGCTAGTAGTAATATAAGAAACTTCAATATAATTCAGTGATTCTAACTTTTCTCCAAAGACGCCATCACCAAAAATCAACTCATATCTCTGATCATCCACTTCTTGAAGGAAATATACCCTTGAAGAGGAAGTTACTTCTACTAAAGTATCAGAAAATACATATTTTTTAGAAGAAGTACTAGCTTGAGTGTCTCTTACAAGAACTTCTAAGGTAGAAGTGTCAATATTTGAGTTTGTTAAGATATATCGTGAAGGAGGAGCAGGATTTTCACCAGCAACAGTGAAATTTGAGGTTAAAAATGTACCTTCATAGATCTCAACATCCCTAAATGTAGCAATTCCATCTACAACAGGAGCTGAAATGTCACTCGGAATGCAAAAAGCATAACTTTCTGACCCAAATGTTGATGCAGAAGTAGTTACGATGCCTTTTTTAAGGGTTAAAGTGACAGGTTTACTAGTAAATCCACTTACATCTACAAAAAATGAAATTATTGCCTTTGCCGCAGTAGTAGATCTAGGTGTATAACCTATATTTCTTGCTAATGCTACTACATTTTCTCTTAAAGTTGCACTATCAATGAATACTTCATTACTAACCATGTTAGCATTGTAAGAATTGATGTAAGTATTGTATGCCAATACATCAATTATGCTAGAAAGATTAGATCCTTCAAAGTCGTAATCAGTAAAAGTAGAATTTGACCTTAAATAATCTCTAAGAGACTGTTTAATTTGGTCAAAATCTAGATCTGTAAAGTTTACTAGTGCCATTTATCTAGTTGACTGAAGTGCAAATGCTAATTGTTGAGGAAGAGCATCAATTCCTATAATATCGTAGGTGATAACTACGTCAAAAGCGTTACCTTCATAGTCAGGAGTAGCTTTAACTGAGATTAATCTTACTCTAGGCTCATAATTATCAATAGTATCTTTAATATCATCCTCAACTACAGAGGCAGATACTTCATCCATGTTATCAAATAGAGATTCATATACTTTAGACCCTAAATTTGGGTTAAAAAATTTCTCTCCAGGTCTTGTAAACACTAAATTCCTTACGGAACGAGCAATTGCAGTCTCGTTTTTAGTGGCAATGAGGTCTGAATTGATGGGATTTATCTTAAAAGACATACTAATGTCCTTAAATCCCTTACTAACCCTTTCTACAGGCATGAAACAACGTTAAATATAAGTTATTTATCATAAAAAAAGAGACCCTAGGGTCTCTTTACTTATCTTCCTTGTCCTCTATACCTTTTCTTAGGTTTATTGGCACTTGTTGCAGCATATTTTGTATGTTTCCCCCTACCTTGATAAGTCTTTTTAGGTATGGTTTCTACATAATCACCACCAGAGAGAGATTTTCGGACTGGCATTACTTATCCTCCATTTCTTTAATTACTTTATCAGAGATCGCTAGCAGATCAGTAACGTGCTTTATGTTCTCTATGGAATGCATTATGTCAGCAATGTGCTTACTTACATAAGGTTCCTCACTTCTTGCACTAAAAGCAAGAGCATTCCTTAAATTTGATTGAGCCTCATCAAGAGACTCTTGTACTTGTTTTGATAATGTCATTAGAGGTCTCCTAAATTACCCTAGTTTTCTCATGTCCTACCCTAATCCTAGGGTCACACCAAATCTCATCACCAGCCTCAATAGCATCAAGACAGAATGAGACGTCTTCACCACACATATCTTGGACTGCACCAGACTCAAAGACTTGCATCTTAGGAGCAAACCAAGGATAAGGTAGATTT